CGGTAATACCGTCAACCACCTAAAAACCCCCATTCTATGGAAGTAATTTACGGATGGTGTCCTGGATCTCGTAGATTTCCTCCTCGATTTGGTGCATTCTTACCAAATTGCCCGAGTATCCCAAGAGCTCTAACTGGTTCTCCAACTCGATCTTCTGTCGTTCCAGGTCTGCTATCCTCGTCTTGGTGTCTTGTGTCATCGTCTTTATCATTTCACACTCCTTTTCAAATCGTCCCTATTGTTTACGAAAACCCTAACCAGTCTTGAAACATCTACCGTCTCCTCTTTAAGGGTCTTTGGATTGGTGAATATCACCCTGCTGGAGTTCACCTTCAACACATTGTCTCCTCGCTCGTCTACCACAACTGCGTCGTCTGTGTTCTTCCTCCAGTCGTGTGATGAATAGTCTACCATATCTCTTCCACTCCTTCCATCTCGTCCTCGTCTTCCCATCCTGTGATCTCCTCGTCACCGTACTGGCTGTTCTTGGCACCGCATCTGGTACACTCGTCGTCCTTCTCCGTCATAGGACCGTGCTCACAGTCCATGCAATACCAATCGTCGACATAGTCCTCCTTGACTTCGTTCTTCTCTTCCTCGAGGTCTATGTTTGATAGGATGTTATCTAGTTCGTCCATTATTTGTTCTCCTGTTCTGTTATCGCTTTTTCAATTACATTGTTCAAGAACTCCCTGATGTTATACTCCAACTCCTGTTTGGAATTGTCATAACCCATCAAAGGGATCATTATGTTTGGATCTGGAAACACCTTGTCCTGCAACTGCTTCACAGATACTGATAGGTAGATCAACAGGGCCAATATGCTTAGGTTGATCACCAAGTTTATCTTGTTCGTCATTATAGTTTCTCCCCTGGTTCGAAGCCTCTGAATCTTAAGAATCTCGGAAACCGGAGGCTCCATTCATTATCGGTATCCTGATTCTGTGTTATGGCATCTGCCCTAACTTCTACTATCTGGCCAATCAACTTGTCCTTGGCCTTCCAAAATGTATCTCTGTCTGCATCTGTCAGTCCTGATCCCACATTGGTCTTGATGAACTTGTCCATGTCTGTGCCTTCTATTACCAGGGCACCTAGTTTGCCTGCATTACGACCTGTGCCCTCTTCTGTGTCTACAACCTTTAAGGACACTTCTATGAACGGCTTCACCTTCAACCAAAGGCTGGATCTTTTACATTCATAGATACCTGTGATAGGCTTCACCATTATGCCTTCGAATCCCTTGTCTATGCAGAGTCGGTTGTAGTCCGCGAACTGCTTCTGTCCATCATCGTCGTCTAGGTTCATCGCAACGAATTCAACGATGGATATGTTTGGTTCGTATGTGAAACTCTGTAGGAGTTCCTTCCTTGTGTTCAAGGCGTATGGATACGAACCCTCTTTGAAATATTCCAAAGGCATGCAATCGAATAGGTTCAATACCGCATCGTCTGTCTTTGCTCCACCCTTCCTGTGTATCTCTCTCATAAGAGTTTGGAAGTCATCACTCATTACCTCACCATCGAACACCATAGACTCCGACATCTGGTCCAGCATTGAATCAAATTGTTCTAGTATCTTTGGAAAGTTATTCAATTCTTTGCCGTTCCTTGAGAACATCTTGACTTCATCCTTGTCAACATCACAGATGGTTATCACCCTTACTCCATCCAGTTTGGGTTCAACATACACTTCACCTGTCATTTTCTTTTCATGCTTTTTAGAATCATCTGCCAACATACACTCAAACACAGGCACCTTCATTGTAGAATGTTTATTGATTGTCTTGTGGGTCACGCCACATCTCAAATCCTTTATCAATATCCTACGATACCAATCATTCCACTCTTCCATTTTAGATAGATTACATAGGTCTTGGATAACATCTCGCATTTCATTTCCTGTTAAAGTTCTGTCTTCTAATTTTCTCAAAACATCATCAAACTCTTCCTGTTTTATTCCTGGCCCATCTTTCTTTGAAGTAGGAACCTTCTGTATTCCAAAAGTCCTAAAGCCATCTAAACAGGCGCCAACGCCATTGAAGAATCTGATGTTCTCCGCATCGCTCTCCCTACGAATGATCGCTTCTTTTTTCAGTCTTGAATTGTCTACTTCTAGTTCTTGTATAATCTTCCATGGTTGTGTCATATTATTTGTCCTTCATAAATCTATGATTACCTATCATAGCGGTTTCATTGTAAATCTTGCCCCAGTTCGGATTCGCGATGTGGGGGTTGTAGTAGAACACCGCACCGTGGGTTGGATCCTTCGCATAATCACCGTTCATGATGAATAATGCGACATGGACGCTGTCTCTCCAAGCCGTCATGTTAGATTCTATCACTTCACCGTTCATGTAGGTTGCCCATACAATATCTTTCTGTCCATCACACCACCAACTGAATTGGCATCTGTGCTTTCTAGGATAGTAAATTCTGTCCTTGTCTGCCAGTGTGGGATCTTTCTTTGTTTTCCAACTTTCCCTAACCGGTCCTTGATGCACCACTCCACATATAGTATCTGGAAATCTGTTATCTTCAATTCTGTTCATGACCACATGGCCTATCGCTATCTTGCCCATCATAGGTTCTGCTCTACCTTCGAAGTAGATGTTCTCCGCCATACATTTCAATTCTGTTTCATTTACACTCGTACCAGTCTCGACCTCATAAGAAAGAGCAAGGGAGGCCATCACCGCCCTTGCTGATTGTAATACGAATTCTAATGTCCCTTGCATTAGTCGGCTCTGCTTTCTGCATATACAGTCAAACCGTATTTTCTCAATTCATCTCTGAACGCCTCACAGGCCTCTTCTTTGATGCTCATCGATTGAGTCATTCTGTATTGGTGATCTTGTGGCATGATGTCATAGTAGGATATTCTGTATCCACCTCTGAAACCTTTATCACCTATACCTGCTTTCTTCAGGATGTTCACGAATCTACCCTTCGCTGGGTGGATCGAAACATTGGCGAAACCACAGTACATCGGCTCACCGTGTTTGGCTGTAAAGGCATCAACGGCTTCAACTGCCTTGTTCCTAGCATTTAGAAACATATCCGCAGGTTCAATTCCTTCTGCATTGAATTTCAAAAGGTCTTTGTTTTGTTCTATTGTATTCATATGTTCAACTCCTTATTTGGTTATAATTCAGTATAACATGGCAACGGATAGCGTCAACCTCCAAAAGGCACTATATCTAGTATCTTTTCTTCTTCCTGGCACTATATCTTGTGGTTTTTTTAGGTATCACATCATAATCGATGTATAATTCTCGCAATTTTATCCTTATTTCTTCTGGTGGCCCGCCATTCTGGTCTATCCACTCCCTCAATATCCGGAATCCTGCATCATAGTCCGCCGGCCTGTTCACCGTTGAACCCTTTGGGCCTAGTGGCATCGTGGAGTATTCATCCTTCTCTTCTGGTTGCTTCACAGCCTTTACCATCTGTCGGCCTTCCAACTGATCCGTGATGTGTTGATGATCGAACGCCACCATCCTCAACGGCTTCTTGGATCCCTTCGTCCAGACATGCCAAACCCAAGGTCCTGTCGGGCCCTTGTTCCCCATCGTCCAAACTTTTTCTTTCTTGGGCATCTGCCCCTCCTTATATGTTCAAACTTACTATACCCGTCGCCCACATAATACCAATCACTGGTAGAACCGTGTACGAAGCGAATAACATTCCATCACCAAATGATAATGCAACCTTCTTCACCTTGCTCACTATATTATTTCCTCTCTTCTTATGTTGATAATTTTAACTGGTTCGTTCATACACTCGTAGAAAGACTCCAGTACCGACTCCATATCATATTCTTTATGAACCTCGACAAGGCTAAATCCCCTGTTCTTGGATTCGTCCGCCTTGTATTCGCCTCGCTCCTTGATGTATCTCCAATCTATCCTGGTCATCTAGGCCACCTTTCTTTCATTTCTCATCTCCAGGACTCTGTTCAAGATGTCGATCCTGTCTCTGATTGAATCGTTCTCTAAAGGTCTAAAGAAAGGATCTATCACTTCCTTGCCGTCATCTGTGTAATGGCTTGCCACATAGTGCCAAGTGAACTTAGGCTTTTTCAGATAATCCAATTCCCCTGTGTCTTTTAGAAGGTACACAAATTGTTCTCCTGAATTGAAACCTTCCTTGATGTATTCCGCTTCGTCCTTGTAGATCTTGTATCCACAATCCTTCTCACCTCGGTCTCTGCCATAATAGCAATTCATGTGCTCATATTCGCTTTGGTGCCTGTCAGCATCAAAGTCGTGCTTCTCACCTATGATCACTCCCCACTTGGATGAGTCACCCAGTTTGATCGCGTCTGTGACCTTTTTTGGATTCTCCCAGTTTTCACATAGGTTGTATCCTAGTCCGCCTAGATATCCGTCCCAATGCTGGTATGATGCTATGATCCTTCCGCTCTTCTGTTTTATACCTATCCTCGCTCTAGTCGCCATTATTTTCCTCCCGTCGCCTTGTTTAAGTTCTTGTTGATTAGATGTTGATCCCTAGCATCTGGAAAAGGCATCCTGGTCTCCTCATCCTGTGCCTCAGGCTCGTATTCGGAAATCACATAATTGTGGATCTCCAAAACCTTCTTCATGTTCTCCACAGCCTCTAATCTGTTGGTCCTTGTTGGAAAACTGTTATCGGATAGGTCCAACTTTATCTTGTTGAACAGATCCAATAATCTATCCACCTCTCTTTTCGTTAGGTGGTCTGTTAGGTTGTATCTCAATTTATCTGACATTATGCTACCATCCCTTCTTTTAGTTTGTCGTTCATTGCCATGTACTTTCTTACCGTGTCGTTCTTGGGACACTCTGTAAGTCTATTGATTGTTATCAATTCCTGTTCAGCCTGTAGGAACTTTCTTTCAAAAGCGATGGTCTCTTTGATCCTTCTAAGGTATTCTGCTCTGTCCGAACTGCCAAAGCCATGATCTTCAGGCCAATCATTTAGGCACCAAAGTTCTTCATTGGCAACTGCCAACTCGTGTCTTGTTTCTACTAGACCTTCTGTGATCGCATAACTCATCATATTGCTAACCAGATCGGTTTCTGCGGAATAATAAGTGTCCAATTCCTTGTAAAGAAGACCCTTGTTTATCTTTGAATTATAGTGTTCATCTCTTTTATACATATTTTCAACTCCTTGATTCATAATTCAGTATAACATGGCTGGTAAAAGCGTCAACCTACCAAAAACCACAACATCTAGTGCCACAACCTGTGATCGACACAACATATAGTGCCATTCTAAATTACCGTTCATAAATCGCGAATCTATCTGCGAATTTTTTGTGACAGAATGCCGATGGCCTTGAATATACCTTTACCCGATTATCATCGATTGTGAATACGGATGCTCCACGATACTTCTTCCTGATCTTAACGACCTTTGCCAATCTCTTCGCCATTTGGTGATTGTACCAACTATTTGGAATGTCCTTGGCAAAGGCCGATTCATATATAGGAGCCTTATATTGATCTAGCCAGGCCTGTATGTCTTTGGGCAGGCAGAATTTTATTAATCTATCCATCAGACGTCGTCGCCCTCCATCACATAGAAACTTGACGATTTTCCGGTGCTATCCTCCTCAAGATAGTAGGCCGTGCCATCGTATTCAATCTCATTGAAACATCGGAATCCATCCGCGTTCTCGTACCTGATCTTCATCTTCCGGAAGTCTATGCCGTCTGGTCCGGTCTGGATTACCTCGTTGGTGTAGAACCCACCTTTGTTGAAATACTGGCCGAACAGGTAATACTTGTCCTTGCAGGAGTCTGATCCAGAATGGTGTTCCGCGATACACTCCGCCCGGACACCTTTCTTCTCAAGATCTCCCAGGTCGATCTGCTCGTCCTCAACGAACCCGCCATCCTCGTTTTCCAGGGCGTTGCCGTCCTTGTCCACTTCCTGTATGGTCAGTGTCTGTCCATCAGACCACTCCGGTCCACTCAGGTGGCAGATGTCCTCGTACTCGTAGAACTCCTTGTGGAATCTTGCCGCCTCAGGCACACCATATTTCTCGTTGGCCTCCGCTGGATCGAATCCCCTGTCATTCATGTACTGGGCGAAGTCATCGTCCTTGCCCTCCCAGAATTCAAATTGCTCCTTGGTTATGGAACCCATGGCCACCTCACCACCGTACCTGCCCACATCTAACTTGAAATACCTGTGTGGGTTTTTGATCGTCCTGATCAACTTCTTCTGTTCCTTGATCTTCCGAGGTGACTTCTTCACAGCCTTCTTTTTCTTCTTGGCTGTCGCCTTCTTCTTTTTCTTTACCATCTTCTCTCCTTGTTAATCTGCTCCAAACTGGTTCATGAAGTGACCAAAGTGATCCGGTTGTCTGTCCTTGGCAGGCTTGTGGCCCAGGTAGTTGTCGCCCTCGTTGATCACTACCGGTTGTCCGTTGCCTCTGTCACAGACCCAACCCATCGGTCCTATCATTAAAGCCTTGGCTGTATGAGTTTGACCTTGTGGGTTTTCATACCAAACCTTGTCACCCTTCTGTATCTCGTCAAACAATTCATCTTCCCACATTACTCTTCATCCTCCTCATCGTACTCTTCTTCGTTGATAAAAAACTCATTGTGGTGAGCCATGTCAGCCACATCGTCTTCCGACATATACTTCAGGCACGACATTATGACCGTGTCCCTGTCTAGGACGCCTTCCTCGACCATCTGCAATATCTTGTCAGTCGCTTGTCTCGTCATTATGCCTCCTCCCCAATGTTCATTGCTTTGCCTTTCACATACTCGTGGACATCTTCCTTCTCGGCTTCTTGTTCTGCCTCGTACTCCGCCATAGACTCCGTTATGTTGAACATCTCGTCCAGTTCAGCACCTATGCCGTCGTTCCACCAGTCATCCGTGGACTTCAGATCGCTTGGAGCATAACAGTCGTCGTCACCATTGTCCCAACACCCCATGAAATCACATCCACCTTCGTAGTAGTACGCCTTCACGGAAACATCTTGTTTCTGTTCTGACATATTCATTATGAATGTTTCATATGCACCGATCGGTGGTGACCAGGCCGAACTGAACGCGAACGAAATAGTCGATTCGCCCTCATTCTGTTCTGTGAGATATTGTCTGTCCACACCGTAGAACTCTGATATGTCCCACTTGGTGCCCCACTTGTCACAGGCCCAACCGTACCAATCCGAGTATCCATGCTTCTTGATCATCTCCTTGTTTTCTGAACCGTCCGCCGTCGTGTTTCTCAACTCTGCTGGCATAGGACTCATAAAATTTAGGAGTCCGTTCGTGCTGTCTTCTTCTTTTACAATCTTCTCTATCTTGTCTATCACAGAGTTCGGCCCTGTGATAGTGACTTGATTATCGCACCAATTAGGCATCAACTGCCTCCTTGATCAATGTTAAGTGAGAACCAGGTACATTCCATCTCTGACCTGCATCTGTTCTTACCAACACATATTTGATCTTAACTTTTTCAACGGTACCAGTTTCTGTTCTACCGTGTCTGCCTTGGAACGATACCCTATCTCTGAATTTCAAATTATGAGCATCTTGGAAGTGTAATTGATTTCTTCTCAACTTCACCGCCTCTATCACTTTATTCAATTCATCGTTGTTCAACACACCGACGTCTTGGATCAACTTGTTCAACTTCATATACATTTTTTCAACTCCTTTATTGGTTAATATAATTCATTGTAGCATGGATGGTAATAGCGTCAACCTTGGCTAGAAAGTCGCATAGAATGGGAGTTTTTTTGCCAAAGACTATATCTAGTAGTTGGTCTCACTGAGTGGCACTAGATGATGTCTACATTATTATTATATAATATCACCAGGTTGACGGTATAGGTATCCCTGCTAAAATGAATTATGAACAAAGGAGTTGAAATGCTAAAAAACAAAAAACAATTTTATATCACTGAATTGGAGATGAGTGATGATGGAGATGGGTTAGAATTTTATTCAGATCATTCAGGACCATTTACCCTGAGCAAGGCAAGAAAGATCATGGAAAAGATGTTCAGAAGCAGATCTTTCAATAACTTTTATAATCTGACAATCAGGGGGCCAAGACATACAAACGGATATGGCCATAAAACAGAATTTTATTCAGAAAAGGACAGATAATGGACAAAATAGATTATTCAAATAAACACGACATCATGGTAGGATACATTGACAGAAGTGACAATGTGGTTGCCGTAGAAACAGGTTGGGTGACAACGCCTAAACACATGACACAGGTATTGATGGGTCAATACAATTCAAAAGAAATGGCTCAAGAACTTGTAGACTCACCAACACTAATGCCGACTTTCAAAAAAGACGACTATTGGTATGTGGACGGATTTGGTGATGTAATTGAATCTAATTTAAGTTGGAACAAGGAAGAGATGAGAAAAAATGTTGGTCATTTGTTCTTGTTCATGAAAGGTACTTGGCAATATTCAGATAATGGTATTGACTGGACACCGGCAGTTGAAGAATTCAAGGAGGTGGCATAATGTCAGTGAACATACAGACAAAATCCATAGACGAGATATACGAGGAAATGATAGACTCATACACCCAGGGTGAATACCTGGATGGCTGTACATCATATGGTGAAGATGCTTTGATGGGTCCTGAGAAGTTCGCGGACAGGTTCCAGGCAATATGCTTTGGATTTGGGTATAGAGAAGCAGAGATCATACCAGCGAAGAACGAGATCAAAGAATGGTGCCAAGAACACTTGAACCATTTGGAAAGTAAGTTTAGATAGATGAGAAAGAAAAGAAAACAGAAAGAATATACACTAACCAGAAAGGACTGGATCGAGTTATTAGAATTTTGGCCACTATCTATCGTGACACCTGCCATGATACTTCTGATATTATTTGGTCCTATAATAATAAGATGATAATAGAAACCATATTTGGAATAGTATTGTCGGCGGTTGGTGGTGGAGACGCCAAGGCCGATCCCGCCACAATGGTACTCAAAGGACTGATGACTGGAAACAAGATAATACAGAAAGAAAAGAACAGGGAGATCGATGACAGCATCCACGAGGAATTGCATTTGATGACCAAAGATTTTATCTACAAAATAGGAGAAAAATAATGACACATGAAACTCATAAACATCATTTCCAGGTGGCCGACACGGGTGCTTGGGACTTAGACGAGGACAGAAGCATCGTACCCAGCATCCATTCAGCCCTAAAGCGACAGGGCATAGAAGCGGTGGTAGACGGCGACGAGATGAACTCGGCTTCATTCACCGTTTGGACCTATTCACCCAGAGTGGTGGTCGAAGATGCCTTGAAGGCCGATGGTATCGATTTAGAGGACTAGTCCTTTTTTTCTTTTTGGATCTGTTCCAATCTTTTCTCTATAGGAAATCGGATCACATTTGAAAGTTTCAAAAGCCTGATCTGCCTTTTGACCCATTCAATATAACTCATATTATTTTACAATTTTGGATTTGATTGGTGCCTTGGCACCTACCCTCTTGGCCACTGACTTGCCCTTGTTCTTGGCCTGCTTGATCTGAACACCCTGCAACCTCTTTGATCCTGCTCCAGACCTCTTGGTCATGGCCAGTTTCTTGCCTGCTATGCCGGCCTTGGCCTGACGCTTCTTCCTGATCTTGGCTGACTTCTTGGGGTCTGTCTTCTGGAAACAGGTGCTGGGTTTGGCCACGATACGACCTTTCCTAGGACCTGATGAGCATCTGAATCCTTGCTTGGGAGCCTTGCCCTTGGTACGCCTCAGGATCTGACTGACGCCCTCCGCGATGGCCGAATGGTCCGGATGTTCCTCGATGCTGTCAACCTCTAGTGCCGAGATATTTTCTGACACTATGTCTTGTGGCACTACATCTTGTGTCTGGTCGCCTTTGATGGCACTGGATATTGTGGCACTAGATCCTGTATATTTGGATTCTTTTGACGCAATGATGACTTCTGTGATCTTCATACTCGTATTTATAGACCTTACACCTAACTGAACTAAACCTTACTGATGCTTAAACTGATGCTTATACTGATGCTTAAACTAATAGACTGATAACATTTTGTTACAGGTGCTACATTCTGCACAAGATCAACTTGACCAGGACGGATGTGTTAAATACAGTTGCAATGAAGATATTCGAGATACACAACACAGACGAGAACATAGGACCAGCACCCAAAGGAGCGTGTAGCAAACCCATGTCCAGTCTGCCAGCAAGTTGGATCAGCAGTTGTAAGTCGCAGGGCAAGATGAAGCGTACAGGTAACCGCAGTGAGAAAGTGGGCCGCAAGACCATGAAGGTATCCGGCAAGCGTATCAAAGGCAAGAAGTACGGTGGTCCATTGCCAGATTATTCAAAATAATCCTTAGAATCAAAGACCTAATAGCGAGCCAATAGCGAGCCATAATTAGTAAAATATGCTAGAACAATTTTTTGGTAAAAGAATAGTGTATGGAACCAAAGTGGGTTTCATAGGACTAGGCAAATTAGGAATGCCTTGTGCGGAAGCAATCGCCAAGAAAGGTTTTGACGTTTGTGGACATGACATAGAATTCAAGTCTAGTGATTTCATAGAGATAAGGGAAAGCATCGAAGATGTCTGTAGGGACAGAGACATTGTGTTCGTGGCTACCCCGACCCCACACCAAGAAGGCTACGATGGTCAGAAACCGACAAGCAATTTACCTGTGCAAGACTTTGATTATGATGCGGTCAAAAAAGTGTTAACCAAGTGTAACAAATACATGGGAGTAACACAAACATTGGTTTTGATATCAACAGTGTTACCTGGCACCTGCAGGCGGGAACTACAACCATTGGTAACAAACACTAAACTGATGTATAACCCATATCTGATTGCCATGGGCACCGTTGGACATGACATGATCAATCCAGAAATGATAATGATCGGATCAAAAAAAGGACTGGCAGGAAACAACTGTAAGGTAAGGAGTGAACTGTTGGAGAGTTTCTACAATCAGGTGTGTGACAACATGCCAAGGATTGAATTCGGAACCTTTGAGGAAATAGAGTGCATGAAGATATTCTACAATACCTTTATCAGTAATAAGATCTCTTTGGTCAACATGATCCAAGACGTGGCACACAAACTAGGAAATGTCAATGTCGACACAGTGACCAATGCTCTTGCCAGTAGCACACAAAGGATAGTAAGTCCCATGTACATGAAGGCGGGCATGGGGGATGGTGGATCATGCCACCCGCGGGACAACATAGCACTCCGATGGCTATCAAAAAGTCTAGGACTGGGATATGACATTTTTGAAGGCATAATGACAGCAAGGGAGAAACAGGCTGAGAACATGGCGATTGCGATACTCGAACACGGCAAGAACGTGTTCTTCACATCAGACGCCTACAAGCCAGGAACCAACATGACTGATGGATCTTACAGTCTACTGGTACAACACTACGTGAAAGAGCACGGCGGCAAAATTGTGAATGGGTTCGACAATCCTGTGGAGGTAATAGTCCGTGTACATGAATCAGATCAGGTGTCGGCAGATCAGAACACAGTGATATTTGATCCGTGGAGGACATACCCCAAAGCAGATAATGTTGTTCACTATGGCAAAAATAATAGATGACAAATTACACTGATCAAGATTCACCTGAACATCTTTTCTGATATGCATTCTATAACAGACGTTGCGAAAGAATTGTATCCAGACCTAATCATATGTAAATTGGATACAATAAAACACGATCAGCAACTTATTCAAGACACAATAGATTCTTGGAAACAAAGTAACTGTCAAGTCTTACTTTACTCTCTCGACAACTTTGAGAATGATAGACCACACATTGAAAATGTCAGATCTCAATACGAAAAATTCGTATTCACCACACCGGGTGTTCATAAAGATAAAAATCATATCGGCAACGTTGATTATCTTACACTGTTTTCTTGTGGGCAGACACAACCGGACATCAATCATGACATCGAAAAAAAATATGATTTCCTTTTTCTTGTGGGCAAACTACACACCCACAGGAAAGATCTATTAGAATCATTGGCCAAACGTGGTGTGCTCAAACATACTTTGATGAGCCTCTACAACCCAGAACATGCCCACAAACATCTTCTACCCATGTATAGTGCCTTACCCATTGAATACGAGTGGACAGAAATTTTAGAGATAGGTAATTTCAAGCCAGGATGGATGACTGGTGACTCGGAAATGGCAATCGCTTTCAACAAAAATATTGGAAAGGTTCACCCTTTACTATATCAAGACACCGCCTTTTCTATCGTTTCGGAGACCAACGTCGACAAGGACATCAACTATATCACAGAAAAAACATGGACGCCCATGGTGGCAGGGCATCTAATAGTTGGACACGGAAACACCAATAACAATCACTATTTAGAACAACTTGGGTTCATCATGCACAATGATTTTATTCCGCATTACGACGACTCAGATCATCATAAGGTAGCAGAAATTTGTGAAAACTTGCACAGGCAAGGGAGTGCCACGGTATACAAACACACCATCGCACAAAGACAGCACAACAAAGCACACGCCCTAGATGAAGACCACTGGAAAAATTACCATTTGAGGCAACTCAAGTCATACTTCAAACATTAAAATTTAGAGTAAGTACCAATATGAAAATATTTGTAACAGGGTCTAGTGGTTTCATTGGCCAGAATCTTACCAAAAAACTTGCGGGAACACACGAGATTCATCACATGCAAAGCGATCTTCGTGAGCATGACAAAGTGAAACAAGAAGTATTTCATGCAGATCCAGACATGATAGTTCACCTCGCGGCAAGAACAGAAGTACAAGAGAGTTTTGTTGAGCAAACACTCTTCAGCGAAATAAACTACGTGGGCACCATAAATTTGATAGATGCGGCAATAAAGGTCAAAGGTTTAAAAAATTTCGTTTTTGCCAGCACGATGGAAACCTATGGATGGCAACCCATATCAGATGAAGTGAAACAGAACGGGACACCAAGTGAGTTTCAGATGTTTGATGAAAACACACCTACCAATCCTAACTGTCCTTACGCAGTGGCCAAACTTGGTTGTGAGCACTATCTAAAATATGCACGTAGGTCTTACGGACTACCGTACACAATTATCAGGCAGACAAATGCCTATGGCAGGCACGACAACGATTATTTTGTTACTGAGCAAATCATCACCCAAATGCTCAAGAATCAAGATGAAATCAATTTGGGCTACTCCGAACCTTATAGGAATTTCATCTTCAAAGATGATATCATAGACATGTGGTTATCGGTGATACACAATGCAGACAGGTGTGAGGCCAAAACATTTACAATAGGTCCAGATCAGGCAATCAAAATCCGAGACTATGCTGACATCATACGTAAAAAACTTAATTGGAGCGGACAAATCAATTGGAACATGAAACCACCTCGTCCTGGAGAAATTTATTGGTTGTGTTCTAACCATAAACTTATCACAGCCACCACAGGATGGCAACCAACCACATCCTTGTCAGAAGGACTAGACAAGACAATTGAAATATGGAAGGAAAACTATGCTCAGTGATTTACAAAAGCACTGGGACAATGCCACCCTGCATTACGACATTGAAAAATACAATTTCAGGCAGTGGGCAACTGATGTCAGCAAAGAAAAATTTCCACAAGTCACCGAACTTGAAATGATTCATGAGGTGCTTAAACCCAACGAAATTGTGAAACTGCAACAACATGTGCAGAATGCCTGTTCTCGTAAGGAGTTCATGCAGATGTTTGACAACTTTGTGGAGGAGTACATACCCTCAAAGATAGAAAACAAAAGATATATGGTACAGAGGCAGGGCACTTTGAGAGTTGTAATCCCACAGCAGGCCAAGGTGGGCAGGCGACTTCACTTCCACCAAGGGATTTTTGTTGGTAATGGCAGAGGTTGCAGAACGATATGGACACCACTGACAAGGGCAGAGAAGACCAATACCATGTGGATAATGGATCTAGAAAAAAGCAGAAAAATCACAAAACAATTCATCGCCGAAAAATGGAGTTTAGAAAAATTTGAAAAAACCTGCATTGAAAATTCTAGACCTGTTGAACTGTCACCAGGACAAAGCCATTTGTTTTTCCAAGAACACATCCATGGCAACATCAACAACGAAGAGGGATACACTAGGGTGAGTATTGACATGAGAATATTGATAGAGGGAGAAGAATATGGTAGGAGATTGCCCGGCGGATTTATGCGTATGCCAGGTGATCACACGGCGGGAGAAAAATTTGATTATTCTGATAAACACTTCATCACTTATGCGGGTTGGAATAGTGCTTTCGCTAAAAACATACCTTTGCCCATGCAGAGGTCAACGATAAATGACTACTGTAGGAGATACAACATCCAATATGCCAGTTACGAATTCGAGAACGAACACTGCGATTGGCAACCAGGCCTGGAACATCATATCAAACAAAGACCAGACGGCATTGTTCTTTGTAGTATGTACTGCATCACAGACGATGAGCAAAGGCGCAATGAATTGTTCAACTTGGCTATCAAGAACAATGTTGAGTTGCACTTTGCTAACGAAGTGTGTTTCCTTAAGAACAACGAAGATCTAAAGCAAATAAATGAGTATTTGAACTTCGCCGTGCCCAAGAAGTCCAAGTACATCTGGGAGTAGAATGCCCAAGACTACGACCATAACCTCTCAAGTAGAAGGTATCGATAAACTAATTGTTGTGTTCAAAACTCTGCAAGAAGCAAAGGATTGGTTCTACACGAAAAACGCACAGAAGTGTTCGGCCGAATACTGTATCAAAGTGGAATACGCATTGCAAAAAGATCATGACGGCAATAACACCAAACTGAAAAGGACGGAGGAGTGGGCATTAGACGGTTCAGCACAAGTGTACAACAACAGGAAGATCGAATTAATCGGACTAGCAGATTGGAACACTAACAATTATCATCATGAGACATCAGATGATCACTTATTTTAAGGTCATATGCATTCACAATATTTCCCACCATTGTATTTCATGAGCGGCACAGGCGGAAATTGGTTTAAACACATCGTTGAGTGTCTGCTTTATGGAGACCATTCTCGCAACACAACAGATTACTCCCCCAAGAGTTTCCACACCAGGGACACATACAAATTTTCACCAACATTAAAAATTGATAAATTTCATTGGAACTTTAGGCACTTAGAAATTTTCATGGCTGAGAAGGACAAGGCAGTGCCCGTGATCATATACGAATCAAAATACCATTGGAACATATATCAAAACTGGTTACAGAAGCACCTGCTGTTTCATGAACGCAAAACTTTCTACAATCCAGACGGTACAGAAAATTTATTTGAACAATTCAACAATGGCAAAATTAATGCATGTCACTTCCACGATTGGCGAAAGTTAGAGTCCTACTCGGTCCCATACATCAAATTCAGTGACCTGTATTTTGATAAAGAGAAATTTGTGAACGATTCCTATGAACAACTACACAGGGTGATACCAAATTTCAAGCGATACGAAAATAATACGTTGTTCTTTGAAAAGATAGACTTGTTCAAACAAAAGAGTGGATCACATGACACACTTATAGGCACAGGTTTTTGGTATGGATTGGTGTACGGCTTCTTGGTTTGCAACAATTACATCAAAGAAGTGGACACATTTGGTTCCCAAAGTGCAATAGAACACTATATAAATGATATTCATCCCGAGTATGAACGGATGTTTATAGACTCACACGTTATTAAAACGTCGGCAGAGTAGTTGATTACGTTGGATCTAGTTAAAATAATCAGACAATATATTTATTAGACATAAAAAAAGGGCGATAGTCGCCTACCGCCCTTTTAACAACTTAACTATTGGGAATTAAGCAGAGTAGTTGATTACTTTTCTGCCTGATTTTTTCAACAATGAAATGATGTTTGATTTCATTGTTAATGCAGAAGCCTTAGGTGCTACACCTAATACTTCTACTGTAAAATCAATACCTTTTGATAACAACTTATTAGTCGCTGTTTTTCTTGCAGTGTTTTTTACTGCTAGGTTTTTGAACTTGATTTTACCACCGTGTACTTCACCATTCACTTTGTATGAAGAAGCCGGCTCGGCGAATACACCGATTTGCTTCGTTCTTGATTTGAAGTTTCTAGTGTATACAACGTATTGTGTTGAGTTTGCCATGGTCTTTGTTTCCTCTTTAGTAGATGGAAAAAGTGTATTAAACATACCTTTTAGCATATTGTTCCTCTTTCCTTGTTTGTTAATAAAAAACACATAGGAGTTTCAATCTCTGTTATCCTACGCATCATGTCTACAATTATATACTAGAAAGTGTATTACGTCAACCGATATGAAAAGATCAACTTTTATGCAACTAATTGTCCTTGTAGTCGGGTACCTGGAAAAGATCTATACCTTCGTCTAGCAATTGATTAGTCTCTTCCTTGGTTGCTTTACCATAGAACTTCTGATCACGTTTGCCCTTCGCGGCTTTCCTGGCCTCCCTGGCGAAATTTTTACCAACGTCCTGGAAATCTTTCTTGATCTTCTTGTTAAGTTTACGCAGGATCGATTCAGCACTTTCGCCCATTACCATGTAGTCGTCTGGTTGTGCTTTTGTTTTGTATCGTTTCACGTTTGGTGCCATGATGGCCTTGTCAACGGCAGTGCTGTCACACATGGGACACTGTACCATTCCCTTGTTCTTTTGTTTGGTATACTCTTTGCTGTTGGGGAACCAACCCTCGAACTCATGATTACATCTGCATCTCAGTTGGTACTTGATCATAATATTATTTACATTATACACTTGACAAATAAAACTGTCTACTATAATATTAAAATATGAGAATAGGCGCAAGTGGATACACACCGGGTAGACCCAAAAAGACTTCCCAGAGCAAGAACAAAAGCAGAATCAAAATGAGCTCGATGAACAAGCACAAAAAGAGATCTTACAAACCCTATGCAGGACAAGGCAAATAAAATTAAACTTCTCAAAGCAGAGATAGGTAACCTCGAAGTGCAAATTTCAGAATACAGGCAGATTGTTGCGGAATTGTCACAGAAACTTCAAAATTATGAAAAGAAATACGGTGCTGTTTTTACCCGTGCCGAAGATTGAATATTACAGCATCTTTTCTTCTGCGGAATTTAAGCGTTTCGAAATCCTCAATGTGAACATTAAGCAAGCCGCCGTGCTGTTTTAAGATGCGTTCGGAATCCAATGGTCTGATCGTGATGATCTCTCTGGAAGGAAGTTTGACTCTGTACCCACAGAACATAGGCCACCAGTGCAGTGGATTCAATGAATCATATCGTTCCTTCATGACCACAAGTGCCAGTACTGGTGCTATGGTGAAAGGTTCAGCCCACCATGGAATAGTATCAAATGTAAAGTAATCTATCAGATGCACCAACCCTGTCCATAAACCCAACACCGTGGTAATGATCCCGAGTATGGGCCAGAAGTCATCCTCTATGTCCAGATCAGGGTCATGGTGCGAGTACATCCTAATCTTTTGTTTTGATATACGACCCATACAAATTATATATGATAACAGGAAACGTTAATAATTAAACTTACAGTATGAGAACTTTACTTTTAAATGGATGCAGTTTCGCAGAATTTTGGCATGTTTCTGATGAACTCATGCAGTTCTTCGGTTGCACCGATTTAAGAAACATAGGCAAGGCAGGCACCAGTTTTCAACGGACCTGCAGGACCACGGTGGAATGGATAGCACAAAACGGTTCGCCGCATTTTATACTCATACCAATCACGTTCTCACACCGTTGGGAACTGGCACTGAACAAGAAAGAAGATTACATAGACGGCAGTTGGATGCCTTTGCAGAACTCTAATTATCTGGGAGAAGATTTTATATTACAGGACACATCTATTAACGACGTAAAGAACCTGTGTGATGATTACTATAAAATAATACCCAACATCAAGACTTATTGGGACAAGTTGTTCACAGAAATTATCATGCTGGCTGGATTTTTGGACAACAGGAATATTCCTTATCTGATGTGGGACATGTGCAATGGTTTCGATAAGAAGCATCTCACAGGAAACCGTGCGAAATACAAAGCATTTGAAAAAATCAAATTGATAGAGGACAACAAAAGAATCATTGATATCTGGAATTTTTGTGGCAACAGATACATGAGAAGCAAGATGTCTGCAGATTCGCAAAAAAAGACACCCAAATATGCCTATCACCACCAGCCAACAGAGTTAAAAGAGCTTGAAAAATATATCATAAGTTATGCCAAAAGCATTGACCAGTAGACTTTTGCTTTAATTGTGCTACAATATGGAGTAAATACCTATAATGCAAAAACATACAAGAAGTCTATTAGAAGAATTGAGCTCAATGCCCCTAAAAAGAGACAAGGAAGAGGTGGTAGAAAGCAGGGCTTCACACATACTTGAGAGTGCCATAAGGCTGATGCATTACATCAGAGAGAACTTTGATCAAAACACGGCATTCAAATTAGAAAAAAGATTTAATTCAGCTCTGAAAAACATGGACGCATCAAAGTTCAGCAAAGGAGTGGCACGTATCAAAGAAAACAAAGATATCAAACAGAACGTGCTCAAGATAAAAGACGGCGAATACAAAGAGGATTAATCAATGTTGATAGAAGATGTCCTTACAGAATTCAAGAGGACGCACCTAGAACACATCGAGGACATAGTCATCACAAACGGTTACGAAGGTGGCAAGGCCGTAATAGAATATTTCCGCGGTTTGTTGCTGACACTCAAAGGAACTAGTTCAGAGGCCATGAGTGTGTCGGTCAAGTGGGATGGTGCTCCTGCTGTGGTTTGTGGGACCAATCCAGACAACGGAAAGTTCTTTGTTGGAACAAAGTCTGTCTTTGCCCAGAACGCCAAAATAAATTACACAAAGAAAGATATAGCAAACAATCACGGCACAGATGATCTTGGACAGAAGTTGTTGAAATGTCTTGTACATGTGAAAAAATTGAATATTAGAAATGTCGTGCAGGGTGATCTTTTGTTCACGGATGATGACATCATACGTAAAAATATTGATGGTAAGCCTCATCTCACTTTCACGCCCAACACTATAACCTATGCAGTACCAGAAGCAAGTGATTTAGGTAAACAGATAGACAGAGCCAAGGTTGGAATCATATTCCATACGACTTACGTTGGTGACAGTATCGCTGACATGAATGCACAGGGCGGAGCAGATGTGAGTGACTTCGCAGAGAGTCCAGACGTGTTCTTTGACAATGCCACATACAAGGATGTATCAGGCAGTGCCAAGTTCACTGACGCTGAGACAAAACAGTTCTTCAATGGGATAGAAAAACTTGAGAACCTGTTGAACTCCGTACCGCAGAACCTTTCAAGCGTTCTAGGACAGAACCAGGACTTCATACCCATGTTTCAAATGTACATAAACGCAATGGTGAGGGAAGGCAAACTGCCAAACGATGCAAACAAATTCCTACAAGGATTCAAGAAGTTTTACAACGACAGGATGCAACAGCAAATGGCCGGACTGAAGGCACAGAAGGCATTGCAGTTAAGACAGGACAAAATGAAACAGATGCCGGTGTTCCTCAGCAGGGCCAAAAAACCATTACAGGCCATGCTGACCTTCTACAGGGCAGTGCAGACAATGAAAGCATTTGTGTTAAAGAAAATGAACCAAGCACAGGCCATAGGATCATTTCAACAGACAGACGGAGGACTCGAGGTCACTGAACCAGAAGGGTTTGTCGCTGTGGACAAGTCAGGCAACGCTGTCAAATTGGTGGACAGGCTAGGCTTCTCAAGAAGAAATCTTACTTCTATCAGCAAATTCAAGAAATAGATCTAAAGTCTTATTGATCTGCTCACTTAATTTTTCACTATTGAAAAACAGATCAAGATTGTGTTTCCTTAACGATTGTGTTTGCAGGTAAATGTCCTGCCAGTTTTTGGTCAGAAGTGATTTGCAAGTGCCCCTCAACTTTTCCATTCGTTGCTTTGGATGTATCTCCTGGTCATAACTTTCATCAAAGTATTTGCCAAAGGTTTTGAATCCCATTTCTCTCAATTTCTGCAGGTACAAAAAATTGCCGTGTACCAGGAAGACGTGTTGAGCAAGGATGGCCTTCCATAATTTTTCCGTAACAAAGACCTCATTGTTGGTAATGTTGGTTTCAGACAGTAAACTAAACTTGGTATGGTTGTAAGGCTTTTCGTATATGTCCTGGTCCATTCCCATTGATGGATAGTCTTGGGCCCATGGCAATTCGTACTCCTTTGACAACTTTATTCCTTTTTCCCAATTGGTGTAGATGCTGTTTGACAAAAGAGGTTCCATTAAATCAAACAGCAGTTGACGATGCCCGCGGATGTTTTTGTTTAGATAAAGGAAGTCATACTTCTTCTCGCTGTGATCAAAATTATACTGCTTATCTTTGTGTTTGCTGTACATGTAGTACCAGAACCAACTCACTCCCCCAGACCATTTGACATGGTCCACATCTATTTTAGGGTACTCGGGTTCATATGCAATGTTGTGAAGGCTCTCCCATGGAGTTGCCTTGATAAACACGAACCCCTGGCTCTTCAGAAGATTTACTCTTCTGTTTAATTCTACATAGAACTCTTTGTTCTTGGTCAGTCTAAGGTTGATTGTTCTAGTGTCTATGATCGCGAACCTACGATCATAACTGTCTAGGTCATAATTGTGTAGTGTGAAGTACTCCCCGGTCATATCAAATGTCTGGTCACTCATTGAGTGCATTGAGATAAAGTCTTCCAGGTCCTGATGATTTCCTGTCTTCATGACATCCGTAAGAATAAAATTTCTTTGCATTTGCCCTATAAATACCCGTATGTTAACGCCATTTTTAAAGTATGTATCAGAAGGCAAGGTGATAAGACGACATAGTGATCTGCAGAGATTCACCTTTCCGGAAGTAACTGAAAGAATTTATGTCAGTTTCCTGGCACTGGCCCTGATGAGCCAACACAAGGACACACAGTCTTTCGCCAAGTCATACGCAGACCAGACCATGGCCAAGGGCACGTTCGATCAGGTCAGGATGATCAACAATGATCTAGCCAACATGTTGGCCATAGTGTCGGGCGATCCCGAGATCACCAAGAAACTAAAGAACAAGGATGAAGCACAGGCCATGAGACAGAGACAGCCTGTGCCAGTGATGGCACTGAGGAGATACATGAGGACGTGGGAGGATCACTTCAAGAACCTAACGCACCTGGAACGATCTCTCAACATCACCGATGCCAACCTCAAGAACATCAGGCGAGCGGTGGCCAACTACACAAAGTTGAATTCAAAGATGAAGATGCAGACCCTACACAGACTGCAACAACAGTTACAATCCAAACTGCCCAACACGGACATACTGAAGAAATTCAAGGAACTGTAATGGAAGAACAAAGAAAAATCTGCCATAGGTGCAACTGCGATCCACATTGTGATGAGCCCTGCTCTAACTGTGAGAAGTGTGATCACTGTGACTGTGACAGATGTCTAGAGAGGGCATTTTGAAAATGATCAAGTACATCTGTGAGAAGTGTGGGTGCGAACAGCACTGCAGGAGTTCATGTACAGAATGCCAGGACTGTCCTGACTGTGCGTGTAAAGAATGTGATGCCAAACGAAAATAGTTACTGGGTACTCTACGGTCAGCACACAGAACCAACATATCTAGATGATGCAGGCAACGGACAACAAGCACAGAGAGATGCCAGTTTGAAATACGTCAAGCAATGGCGTGTGTGCCTGGACATAGGTAGCAACATCGGACAGTGGACCAGACCCTTGGCCAAACGTTTCAAGAGTGTGGTGTGCTTCGAACCAAACCCCAACTTCAGAGAATGTTTCGAGAAGAACATACAAGAGAAAAATGTATTGCTCTGGCCCTATGGATTGTCGGACAAGGAACACAAGGCCAAGCAAGACTTCAACTCGACAGTGTTACAACAAGAGGATGGAGACATAGAGTGTAGGACACTCGACAGTTTTGGATTGACCAACGTTGACTTCGTGAAGATAGATGTAGACGGATTTGAGATACCATTGTTGACGGGAGCGAGGGAGACACTGACCAAGAACGATCCCGTGATCAACATTGAAATGAAAAGGGACAAGAGGACGGATGTTGTTGTGAAATGTGAGTCGATATTGCAGGACCTAGGCTACAAGTTCCAAAAACGTGTCAAAAGTGATGAAGTCTGGTTGAAATCTTAATATTACAGCATAATTTACCAATCTTACCAATAAATACTTGCAACTTGATCCCTGAGCGGGATCAAAGCATATGTTAACAGAAAAAAGGAGGATAACAAATGCCAATAACACCAAACAGAACGGTGAATGCACTAATCGGAGAACAAACTTTTATCGGTAAGGCAATCACTATGATCGCAGTGGACTGGGACGTAGACGCTGACGCTTCAAGAGAAGCCATGGAAGCAGTCTCTAACACTATACTATCAAGAGCAACAATCTTAGCCGCAGGTGCGGTCTATGACACTGGTACGAAACAAGATTTCTTACTAGAAGGTGACTTCACAAGCACTATCAATAGTTTCACATCTTTAGATGGAACTGTGACAGGAACACTTGCTCAAGTATTAGTAGAAGACATCATCAACCTAGGAACAGTAGACTCGATTGATTTTACTTCAGGTACTGTTGCTGTGACTCTTAAAACAACTTTCAAATACGCATAATAGCATAATTTGGATTATAATTAAAAAAGGAGAAACAGACAATGCCTATTTCACAAAACAGGTCAGACGACTTAACGAGAAGACAATCTTTCAATGGCAAAGGTTTGACTTTCGTAGAAGTTATCTTTGCACAATCAGTTGATGGTGCAACAACTCCTGAGGCTTTGGACTCAGTATTTGACAAGGTAACCAAAGTTGTCAACAAAAACGGTACCCTACTTGGCGCTTCTTACAGATTAGCGGCAAAGGCAACAGACAACGATGCGGCAGAGGCGAGTGAGATCACAGCAAACGACTCAATCGACTCTTTCCAGTTCGTGGTTGAAGGTACTCCAGGTCAATTTAATGCGGCCGACTCTGCAGGTGACATCAACATGGACGTTGATGCAACTGTGGTTGGTGATGCTGAAGCGGATATCGAAGCAGACATCAGAGCAGTATTAGATGGTGACTCATCAAACAACACACAACACGTGAAGGTAAGAACACTATTACCTGAAGGACACGTGAATGGTGATGCCAACTCTTTCGTTGGTATGTTTGACCAAAGAGGTGATGCATAATCACTTTAGTCACTAGACTAAATTACCAAAAGGGCGGATCTTTAATTAGGTTCGCCCTTTTTTTATGACGTAAATATCGCTATGCACGAGTACAGAATCCACACGCTGGTAGATATCACCGACAACGGCAACCTCAAACAACAGTTTCCTTTCAAGACCCTGTCTGGAGATGTCATCCACGACAAGAATTCATTAGCCATCGCCCGCAACCAGAATTCGAACTTCAATACCATGATACAACTGCTACAGATGAGGGGTAACATCACCTGGGAATTGCCACCACAACGGATGGAACTGCCCACGCTGGGCAATCACGCATTCGGATCATTCTACGAGGGCCGACACACCACCTGGCACTTCCAGTTCTTTACAGAACAGTCGGGAGTGTATGGAGACTTTGTGGATCCAACGGCCAGCCTGGTGGATGACTTCAGCCTCATACCCATTGTGGCCAACTGCACAAACACAGCACACCTGCCCATACACACCTTCGTCACAAAGGAGATGCAGGGCACTGACAGGCAGAAGATAATCGGTGCACTGGCGGGTGGCATCATAAACACCTACTTTTCTTACGCCGGTCCCATCGATAAATAACAGTACATTTAGGCACAAACAAAAACACACAGAGGCTCATCTAGGCAATGCGACAGGCACAGTTCCAGGCTATAACGGCGGAGATCAGAGAGATCAAACAGGAATTAAGAGAATACATAATATTGATGAGTACAACAGATTTAGAAAAACAGAACCTAGAAGCACACGTTGACCTGTGTTCGGAGAGATACAAAGGTCTCCACGACAGGTTGAGTGCTATAGAACTCCGTCTAGGCAAAATGAACGAAGAGATGACGGCAGGTCACAAATCACAGACCAAGACAATCATAGCAACAGCGGGCACAGTGGTCGCAGGCTTACTATCAACAGTGGTGGTGATCTTGATGAAGATGCCAGGCTAGACAAATTATCAAATAAATGTTTATTAAAATAGCACCACGTGTCAACATCTATATTACGAATGCAGATGTTGAATTCATTAAAAAACATCTTACAGAAACATTCAAAAGCAGTGATTTAAACGACAGCGAACAAACAATGGTAAAGAGACTGGCAGACAAGGCCATTTTTGTGAGGAAAAATTTAGACAATGACACGCAATACATGTTAAATAAACACATATATAAGTATTTTAAATAGGAGATCTACTATGCACACCCAAGACCTTGCTAAAGGCATGGTTCAAGTGACCGGCTGGAAACCAGAAAATCAGCCCATACCAGAGCATGACCTAACAAAAATTATAAAATCTGCCTTGAACATGCAGACAGGACAGTATGCCGGATTTACACACAAATCAGGAATACAGCATATTGCCAAGCCATACAAATTATGGATTCCACACAGAGAAGGCGAATTAGAAAATGTCTTATCATTAGCCGGCATACATTCGTTGCCACAGTGTCAGAACCAAGTATTCCAGAATGTAAAGAATGTAATAGTTTATATGGTTCATGAACCTGAGTACTTGATGCAAACAAACAGTCAACTTAACAATAACAATGCAAACGACAAAGATTACATAAGTTGGCTATGTGCTATATCAGATCCAGAAATGGAAGTACGAATCAGAGAAGAATGGAACAGTTACAGTTCATTCATGGACAGATTCCTTGAGGCAGAAAAAAACAAAAGATCCAATAAAGCATACGATGATCCTGTGGAATCTATTGTTCCTTATCATAAGTTTTCGGGAGAACACCTGCACCTGATCTATCAAACGCTAGGCATGGCAATAGGTGCCGCGAGCATACAGGCCAGAGAACTTGGATACTACGTTCAGTTTCACACTGCATACAGAGGTTCGGTAGCATGGCGTGATTTCTATGGTAACAAGTTCCATCCTGAAGGAAAATGGTATCCACAGGTGATACAGATAATCGGAACCCATCCTGAGCAAGCCAAATCAAGTCCGTTTAGAACATTGGTTTCGGAGGCCGTGGAGGACACATCAGCGTTGGTAAATCCAAACGATCTTGATTCATTAACAGCCGGGATAGTTGAAAAGAAAATCAAAAAACCCGAGTACGCATATGATTTTGATGTTTTTGATCCACAGCAATACAAAGAACAAATCAAACCAACGTTGGTGACTAATGCCGTACCAGAATATCAAAAAACGTTTTTTGAAAAAAATTATGGACAGTACTCAAAAGATCCAAGAAGACTATACGAACAATGTTACCAAGGTAAAGCCAACATTGCATGATAAAAAGTCTGAACTTGTAAAACAAATCGAGGCCTATGGTTTAAAAAGGAAACTGGCGGCCTTGGCTAAAAAAGAACAAGCACGTAGGCCATTTCATCATCTACCCAAGCAGTTCTCCAAAGGCATCCTGATAGGCAACATAGCCATCGTGCCTAAAAAACAAACTGGCACCAGGTATGTGTATGTGATAGCAGATATGATGGAAGCAACGATACTGCACGAAGGTATAAACCTCAAACAGACAGCCATACTCGTGGCCCATCACCTAGCAGACGGCAAGAAAATACCCAATAACATAATCGAACTTGACACCAAACACGCCTCACAGTTGTTCGACATACAGAACGCAAAACGCATGATAAAGGAGGCGCAAAAAGAGAAAGACGAACTGATGGAAGACGTTTACTGGGATAGACTAGACGTCGCAAACCGCCTAGCGGACGATTGCAAGAGCAAAATACAGCACATCTTTAACGACACGTTCGGAGGCTAGATAATAAATAAACACAGTATGAAGAGTTTAGACCTCACAAAACCAGTAACAACTGAATCATTATTGAAAGAATTCGAATCAAGATTCAACATGACCATGGATCTGACACAGTTAGATGAAGTGGAATTGCAAGACTACGCAAATCATGTGAGAACAAAGATACACGAGATCACACAAAACACACACTTCGGACAAGAACTTAAAGACAACGCATATCAAAAAAATCAAATGATGCTTGATATTATAAATCAAGAGATTGCAGAGAGGAAACTTGCTGAGTACGGTGGTAGCATGGCAGACCCAGAAGCCAAAGCAGGCTCAACAGCGATCAGTGCCAAAGGTAAACTTGATAAAGGTCAGGCACTGTCACAGGACGAGAAGAAAGTTGTAAGCAAGATGCTTACAAAAGAAGGTGTTGAGGAACAATCAGAATTAATATTAGCGGCCAAGGACATGATGGACAAGGTAACAGGTTACTTGGAGGATCTAGCATCAATGAAAACAGAAGGCATGTTAGAACTAGCGGACAGAATCAGAGACGAAATGGGTGCAGACAAGGCAGACGCATTCATACAAAAAATCCAACCAGCGATTGAACAGGCAGAAGCCACTTTATCGACAACCAGGCAAGAACTGGATAACGGTGTAAGAATATTGACCGGAGAGGAAGTTGCTTCAGAACCCATGGGAGCCGATGACACGATGGACGTGGACACAGATCTAGACTCACTGGACTCAGGCGATGCTGAGGCAGATGAGTTTGGAGCCTCTGACGCCGAAGCAGGTGGCACAGAACCAGAAGGCAGAGAGCAAAGAGAATCCAAAGAAGTGTTTGAAGCATCAAACAGATTGTACAGCAAACTAGCGGGGAAGTAGTCCCGTGAGATTTTACGAATTCAAAAAATCAGACAGCGAACTAGAATCAGCAATAATCAATGTTTTATTAAACATGCGTGGCGACGCCGATGAGAAAGACAGTCCCAGTGATGTCAGCATGGATGCTGTGAAACAGATCATGAGCAATACTGGATATCCAGCATTTAACTACGATGTTTTCAAAAGGATATATGACCAGGACGGTGACCTGAAAAACGTGGTTGCAGACTTCGACCAAGAAAAGATCATAGTGAAGACCGACCATGAGGCAGAAAAAGATCCTGCCATGGACTACGACGACCAAGGAAGCACAGACGTCGTCAAGAAGATGGCCAAATCTGCCATGAAGAGACGACAGTAGACCAATAACTATTAATATGAGTAAGTCATTTTGTTCACTGGCCTGGAACCACCAATACATCCATACTAACGGTTCATTCAAATACTGTTGTGCCACCAACGACAAGATACTAGACAGAAACGGAAATCCATATCATATAAACAATACATCATTCGAGGCAGTGTGGAATAGCGACCACATGAAAGAGACACGGCTGAAAATGATTAAAGGAGAAACCCTGTCGGCATGTGTGAAGTGTAATGAGCAAGAAGAACAAGGCTATCAATCAATGCGAAGTATTGAAGACAAAGAATGGTACATCAAAAACACACAGGCCGATGGATCCGTAAGTCACCTACCCCATAGCACAGAAGTACACTTTGGTAACCTTTGCAACCTCAAGTGCAAAATGTGTTCACAGGCCTACTCTAACCAGATTGGCAAGGAATTGATAGAAATGGGGGAGGAAGATCCTGAATGGCTGTCATGGGTAATGAAACAGAGCGGCAATGTGAACAACTGGACCAACAACCTTTCGGTTGAATACAAATGGTTCAAGAATGACAAAATTGCAAACAAGTTGGTGAAGTGGATCAGCGATAACACCAGAACGCTTTGCATATTGGGAGGTGAGCCCACAATCATTCCGGAATTCTGGAATATATTTGACTACTGTGAAAAGCATGGCACACTTGGAGATAAGCAGGTAACGATAGTCACGAACCTGACGAATGTTAATCCAAGAGTGAAGAAATGGTTACCAAAATTACAAGGCTGGACAATTTGGGGGAGCATTGACGGTATAGGTGAGAGAACAGAGTATATAAGGTATCCAAGCAACTGGAACAAGATAGTGGAAAACTTAAATTTCTACAAAAGCGTTATCAACGAAAAACCCAACGGAAAAATTGTTTTTAGTCCGGCCATATCAATATTGAACATAGACCAATTGGATGATTTGCTTTTATGGCAACTGGAGTTTGCAGAAGGCAAATGGAACTTGCACTACAACCTTTCATGGATGGCACAGGTATGGTATCCAAAGATGCTGAACTACGATGTGGCTCCTGTAGAATACAAGTTGAAGATAGCGGACAAATTAGAAAAAAGTCGTGTAAAATTCAAAGATACATCACCAGAGTTTTTGATATACTACGATGGTCACATAAACAACCTGCGTGAAGACAAAGTAGACTCATCAGAGAGAAGAAACCTGCTAGAAAGTTTTGTGAAATACAACGACAGGCAAGATAAGTTCAGAGGCAAGAAAACCTGGAGGAAACTAATACCCGATCTTGAAAAAAGTATTACGAAATACTTGGAGCAATTTTAGAGACCCAATCAAGATTGTGAACCCTGCAGGGATGATAGTCGTCTCCGGCCCGTTCGGTAGTGACCCACATTTCGTATAGAGGAAGCACATTAAAACCATTCTGTACAAGAAAATTTTTAGTTGCTTTGTCCCAACTGCTCACGTAAAGGCGGATATTGTTATTATCGCAGTAATCTTTTATCTGCATAATTTTTTCTTTCGAATATTTGTTGTCAACATCTAGAGCAATTTGTTTTTTCACATGTGCGATCTTGTCTTTGATAAATGACTTGTCGAAATGATTAAGTGAGAAAAAATCATAAATCCAATCAGACCATGGACCCACCGGTAACTGAAAGTAAAGGCCATTGCTTGTGAATTTCAACAGTCTTCTGTCCATGACCGGAAACAGGACCACGGCTGTGTTGATACCAAAATGCTTGTGTGCGTTCACAAGGTTTGTCAGACACGCATCTGGTCCACCATTAGGCACACCAAAGTTACCTGTTTGCCTTCCTAGGGACTGCTGAAGTAGATTTGGCCATGTGTCACTTTCTGATAAGAAACTTCCATAGGTGAAACTGCAACCAAAACAACCGATGTCAGGCTTATTGTGAATCACATCCGCAACAGTGAAATTTTTGAAATAATTTGGATTGTTTTTGTTGCACTGTTTGTCACACTTTGCAGTTGGACATCTTCCATGAACACCGTTCTGTATGACAAAATCATCTGGTCGTTCGCTGATACTGTACGGAAACCAATTCTTCTGGCTTTCTATGTCGGATTTGTAGTTTACATTTTTCACCATTTGCTATATAATTATTAAAATGAAAATACCAAGAAACATTCTTATGGACAAAGGCATCGCCTACAATCAGAAGTATCCGTACAACGAACTATCCAAGGTTATCAAGAATCACAAAAGACACTATGAGACTCCCGATGGGAGGCAGGTGCCATCGGTAACCACTGTTTTGAGTGCCACAAAAGACATGACACACCTACACGCCTGGCGTAAGAGAGTTGGTGCGGAGAAGGCACAACAGATAACCACAGAAAGTGCGAACATAGGAACAGTGATGCACCGTAGCCTAGAGAAGCACGTGAAGGGCGAGGACAGAACACCTGGTTCTAATCTCATTCAACAGAAAGCACACGCCATGGCAAATGTCATTATTGACAATGGACTCACGGACGTGAGCGAAGTATGGGGGTCTGAGGTATCATTGTACTATCCAGAACTGTACGCAGGTACAACAGATTTAGTAGGCGTGTATAAGGGCGAGCCTGCTATAATGGATTTCAAACAGGCACGTAGATTGAAGAAGAAAGAATGGGTCGAAGATTACTATCTCCAATTGGTGGCATACGCAGAAGCACACAACAAGATGTACGATACACAGATCAAGACAGGTCGTATCTTTATATGCACACAGAACAATGAATATCAGACGTTCGACATAGATAATTACGAGCACTGGGTGGGACAGTGGTACGCCAAACTGGAGCAATACTATAAACAAATACTGTAGATGCCATTTTGGATCACTGTATAAATACAATAAATATTAGCAAAATTTAGAGGAAATTACTAATCGTGCCCATTGTCCAAATATCGAGGATTCAACATAGAAGAGGTAAACGTACGGATCTACCGCAGTTAGCGGCTGGAGAATTAGGTTGGGTCATCGATGAGCAGAGACTTTTCATAGGTAATGGTACGGTATCAGATGGTGCTCCTGCTGTGGGCAACACAGAGATAGTGACCGCAGGCAGTTCGGCATTCACAACAGCATTGAATCACACATACAAGGGATACCTAGGAGATTCAACCCCTGTAACAACATCTCAACAGAGAACATTACAAAAAAGATTAGATGACTATGTGTCTGTGAAAGACTTTGGTGCAACAGGTGACGACAGCACAGCAGATGTAACTGCGATACAGAATGCTATAGACGAACTTTACATAGACACAGACAAGGACGATACAAGAGCAAGAAGAATACTCTTCTTCCCAGCAGGTACTTACAGAATAAATGCCGCACTTAAGATCCCACCATACGCACATTTGGTAGGTGAAGGTCCAGACAAAACAATTATTAGGAATTCAGGCAACAATGCAGTAATGGTCACACAGGACGACGAAGGCAATGTTGGTAGCAACATAGGAAACTCAGGTGCAACAACACCAACACAGATACAAATATCAAACATGACTATTAGAAACACCGTTGCATATGGCGGAGTATCTTTGGATAGGGTTACGAAGGCATATTTCAACAATGTCAAGTTTACTGGATCTTATGCATCTGGTGGTGCAGATGCCAGCACATCGAAGGGTGTCACAGTCACTGAGTCGACTGCTGTCTACTCGACCACCAATGTTATATTCAATCAGTGTCAGTTTACAAAGTTTGCTAGGTTGGTAGACATCAGCAATGATTCAACTAACATCAGATTCCATGACTGCGATTTTTCAACTGCCTACTATGGTGCGTTACTTGGTGCAGAAATGGATGGTAGTACAGCAGGTTCCATTAACGGACCAAGAGACATACATTTCTCAAGTTCAAGTTGGAGTGATATAGGACAACAAGCAATCTATGTTAAACCAACAGCAGGTGCTGATACAGGTGTCGGACCAAGAAATATTATTTCACAAGGCAACTGGTACGCCAGCACTGTTGCCAACAACTTTGAGGGCACAGGCTCGTTGAGCGAGGTTCCTGTGATACAATATGACAATGATGAATGTTCATCTCACTTGGATTTCTTCGAGAGATCGGATCTAAGAAGATCTGATGGTAGTTCAAACTTGAATGCCGCTCCGGAGATACAAGGAATTGGCATACAAGACAAAGCAATAAAATCACAAACTCTTGCAGACAACACATCGTCGGCCACTACGATAAATGAATACCCATCACTTGCAGGAAAAGGTTTGAGAATCAAATACAAAATTGTCAGAGGCACACTAGACAGGACAGGTGAAATGGTAGTCAGTGCTTCCACTAATGGTGTAAGTTATGACGACACGTTTACTGAAAGCGGAAGTGACGTGGGAGTTGAACTAACCGCAGTGCTTGATGACAAAGATTCCACAGCAGGTTCTGAAACTGTTGCTCTAAAATATACCACAACCAGCTCTGGTACTGCGGCAACAATAGATTACCAGACAACAATTATAGCATAACATCAATAAACTGATAGACAAATAATTTTTTTTGTCATAATATTAGTACATTATAAAATTGCATAACGACGGAGTGATTTTATTCGTATGACAGGTAAAACAATTAGACAAAAAAAGTTATAAACGCGGATTTAGATAAATATGGATACAATAAAAATAAAATCAAAAAAAAGAATTACAAAAAACTTAATGCCGAACACCAACTCTAGTACGATCAAAGTTCAAAAAAGAGATGGCAGGCTGGAGGACCTTGATATCAACAAGATTCATTTCGTCGTTGAAGAGGCGTGTGAAGGTCTTTCTGGAGTGTCGTCATCACAAATTGAAATGAATGCCAACATACAGTTCTATGATGGCATGACAACAAAAGATATCCAAAACGTTTTGGTGAGATCAGCAAATGACCTTATCAGTCTAGAAACACCAAACTACCAATACGCCGCGGCGAGATTGCTTTCCTATGACGTAAGGAAGGAAGCACACGGTCAATACGAATACATACCGTTGTTGAAACTGATAATCAGGAACGTCAGGTCGGGTGTGTATGACAAAGCAATACTAGACAAATACACAAAGACTGAAATAAAAAAATTCAACACATGGATCAAGAGAGACAGAGACTTAAAATTTACATACGCAGGCCTTAGACAGATATGTGACAAGTATCTCGTGCAGGACAGAAGTTCAGGACAGATATATGAGACACCACAGGACATGTACATGATGATCGCGGCGACATTGTTCGCAGAGTATCCAACTAAATCAAGAATGAGTTATGTAAAAAAATACTACGATGCGATCTCACAGCACAAAATTAATATACCAACGCCAGTGATGGCAGGTGTGAGAACACCTATCAGACAGTTTGCTTCTTGCGTCCTAGTGGACAGTGATGACACTCTGCCAAGTATCTTTTCAAGCGACATGGCTATTGGTTTGTACGTTGCCAGAAGAGCAGGCATAGGAATCAACGCAGGACGTATCAGAGGTATTAATAGTAAAATTAGAGGTGGGGAGGTTCAACACACTGGAGTCATTCCGTTCCTTAAAAAATTCGAATCAACTGTGAGATGTTGTACACAGAATGGTGTGCGTGGTGGAAACGCAACCGTACACTTCCCAATATGGCACCCAGAGATCGAAGACATTCTTGTACTGAAAAACAACAAAGGCACAGAGGACAACAGAGTTAGAAGAATGGATTACTCAATACAGATATCTAAATTGTTCTATGAGAGATTCATGAACGAGGAAGACATCACACTTATCTCTCCACACATGGCACCAGGACTATACGAAGCATTCGGTACGGAAGAGTTTGATGATCTTTATCTGAAGTACGAGGCAGACAAAACCATACCAAAGAAAACAGTGCCAGCACAGGATCTATTCTTTGACCTGTTGAAGGAAAGAGCAGAGACAGGCAGGATCTACATAATGAATTTAGATCACTGTAACTCTCACAGTTCATTCAAAGACAAAGTTTCAATGAGTAACCTGTGTCAAGAGATCACGTTACCCACAACACCCATTCAAGACATACACGACGAGCAGGGAGAGATAGCATTATGTATCCTTTCAGCAGTCAACGTTGGTGCACTGAATGACTTAGGTGAACTGGAGAATATATGTGATCTTAGTGTTAGGGCACTGGAACAGATAATTGACTACCAGGACTATCCGGTGAGGGCCGCAGAGGTTTCAACAAAGAAAAGAAGGAGTCTGGGTATAGGCTACATTGGACTGGCACACTACCTGGCCAAGAACGGTGTCAAATATTCAGATCCAAAGGCGTGGGATCTTGTTGACAGATTATCTGAGGCGTTCCAATACAATCTCCTTAGAGCCAGTTGCAACATAGCGATGGAGAAGGGCAAGTGTGAAGGATTTGAGAGGACGAAATACGCAGACGGTCTACTACCGATCGATCACTACAAGAAAGAAGTCGACGAGATAGTTCCACATAAACAAAGAATGGCATGGGAAAGCCTGAGGAAGGACATCGCCAAGTATGGTTTAAGACACAGCACACTGTCAGCACAAATGCCAAGTGAGAGTAGTTCCGTAGTTTCAAATGAGACGAACGGTATCGAGCCACCGAGGGCACTGATGGCCATAAAGAAAAGCAAGAAAGGTCCTCTGAAGCAGATAGCACCAGGGTTCCCTAAACTGAAAAACGATTACACGCTATTATGGGATATGCCTGACAACACAGGTTACATCAATGTTGTTGCTATGATGCAGAAGTATTTCGATCAAGCCATATCAGGCAACTGGAGTTACAACCCATTACACCACGAGAACAATGAGGTGCCTCTGTCAGCAATGGCACAGGACATGCTCACAGCATACAAGTATGGCTGGAAGACAAGTTACTATCAGAACACATATGATTTCAAAGGGGAGGAAGAGGATGTACAACCAGCGGGCATTGCCACGCAACTGGAAGACGATGGTGAGGACGTGATCCTAGAGCCGGAAAATCCAGCAATGGAAATAAGTACAACCGCAGACGACGACGGTGAGTGCGAAGCCTGTACAATCTAACATCGAAGAATTATTATGACGAAAACAGTTTTTAACCAGGGGAAAGTCGACTTCACTAAACAGCCTATGTTCTTTGGCGAGGACGGTGGCGTACAGAGATACGACAACTTCAGATATCCACAGTTCGACAAGTTGAACCAGACCATGTTGGGTTACTTCTGGAGACCCGAAGAGGTAAGTTTGCAGAAGGACAGGGCGGACTTCATGAACTTCAGACCTGAACAAAAACACATTTTCACAAGTAACCTGAAATACCAGACACTGTTGGATTCGGTGCAGGGCAGGGGACCAAGCCTAATGTTCTTGCCATACGTTTCAAATCCAGAACTGGAAGGTTGCATAGTGACGTGGGATTTCTTTGAAACTATACACTCAAGAAGTTACACACACATCATGAAGAACGTGTACTCAGATCCAGCGGAAGTGTTTGACACAATACTAGAAGACAAGGAGATCCTGAGGAGAGCAAAGAGTGTGACACACGAATACGACAAGTTTGGAGCAATGGCTTTGGATCATGCGGTAGGCAAGAAAGTAGACATGCTTGAACTGAAGAGACAACTGTACCTAGCAATGAACACAGTGAACTTGTTAGAAGGATTGAGATTCTACATATCATTCGCATGCACATTCGCATTTGGTGAACTGAAACTGATGGAAGGTTCAGCGAAGATACTTTCACTGATCGCAAGGGATGAAGCGACACACTTGAACCTTTCAACGCATGTTATTAAGGCATGGCAGAAGGGTGATGACCCAGAGATGACCAAGGCCATGAAAGGCACAGAGAAGACTGTGATACAGATGTTCAAGGACTGTGTTGAAGAAGAGAAGGCATGGGCCAAGTACCTGTTCAAGGATGGTTCCATAATAGGTCTCAACGAGAAACTGTTGGGCAACTACGTGGAGTGGATTGCCAACAAGAGATTGCGGGCACTGGGATATGATCCCATATACGACATATCTGCATCAGCGAACCCACTGCCATGGACACAGCACTGGTTGAGTTCAAAAGGTATGCAGGTGGCACCACAGGAGACAGAAGTCGAGTCTTACATCTCAGGTGGCATCAAGCAAGACGTCAAAAAAGGACAATTCAGCAAATTTAAGTTATAATCATAGCGGTTTTTATCATCCATAAATACTGTCATGCCAGCAGTAGCGAGAAAAAACGACCAAGAGAGAGGACCTAAGCATTGTACCCAACCCAAGAGGCAGGGTGCTTTCGCCACGGTGTTTGCGAATGGAATTCCAATGAGCGGTTTTGGACACAAGAATGACGATCATCTAAAGAGGAAAGGATTAGTATGTTTTATACACAGTAAAGCACTAATCACGGCATCATTCACTGTGTTCGCAGAAGGCATTAGGATAGGCAGGGTCGGAGACAGGACAGGTTGTTCAAAAGTGGTGCGTGGCTCACCTAACGTGTTCGCAGGATAGACATGACTGTTAATAAAGGACTATTATCACTGGTAGAGAACACACCAAACTTCTCAAATCAGGCCTTGGAGAACGCGGTCAACACATTGAAGATTGGATGGGTACAGAAGAGTTTTGATTTGGATTCTGTGATTGCCAGTAACTCTGTTTTAACAACATCGCAGAAGAACGACCTAAAGGACGACATCAATAATGTCACACATCTTAATCTGGGTAGGGTGTTGGGAGATCTGATCAGGCACAGTGCAACCATAATAGATGGCACTATCATACCATTAGAAAACGATGGAGATCAAGGAGCAACATTACTTCAAATACTACAAAATGTACAGAGTGTGCAATCACTTGTGCCTGAACTGTACGGTGTATCAGCATCAGATAAGAGCAGAGCGGTGAATGATCACTTGGGCACACTGAACAACATATTCACAACAACAGAGGACAGTTCATCACCCGTGTTCACTTCCCTGTTGGAATCTATAAACTTCATCGTTACCGCTGACCTGGCTACGGAGACGGCACTAGAGACTGCTTACGATAATCTAAAAGGATTCATAAACAGTGTGACTGACGACTCAACGGACTTCCAACAAACGCTGGACACCTTCGCCACCGCGGTGGCTACGGGACACACAAACTTCAATAACGCATTGGCAAGTGAACCATATCTCACGCACAGGAACAACCTCATCGCACAGAGAGAAAAGATAAACGTACAGGTGGCATTAGAGAATTCAAATCTTACAACTCTGAACACATTCATAGACACATTGTCTGATAATATTTCATACACCTCATTGGCCGAGGACAATACCCTAAGGAAATTAATGAGCACGATAGCACAGGACACCAATTGGCAGAACTATTTCACAAACTACGAGGATGAGAAGGAGAATCTGAATCCCATATACACCACCAACACAGACTCAGACAAGAGTGCTGTCATAGACCAGGTGCTGGCGGACAGCGGACTGCCTGACGTGACGGATGCGACTGACCTGGCGGCCGTGGCGGCCAAGGCACAGCGTGACACCAGGATAGACACGGCCAACTATGACAGGTACACGGTGGAACAACAGATCACCAAGAGCTGTGACCAGTTGGGCATCACGACGTCCAACAGGACCATCACTGCCTTGAGTGGCACACTGTTGCGTAACATGAACCAACACGATCGTGACGAGATAGCGAGGCAACTGGACTCCAACGAGTCAGCAAACACCTTAAGTTAATGTTTAACAATGTATTAGGCGATTGGCCCACACATGAGAGATTCATAATGACCTCTTGTGACGACAAATACTTTCAGGTGTATTTCCCTAGGTTCTATAAAACTTATGCAGAACACTGGCAGTTACCAATACACGTACACATCATAGATCCATCAGACACATCAATGCAAAGACTGGACAAACTGGATGTGACATACACACACTGCACCACTGATCCTGCTGTGTTAAAATGGCCATATTCATATGTGACCTACTGCCAGGCACAGAGGTTCATACTGTTGGGACACAATCTGCTACAAGGTCAATCGGTGACAGTCGCGGATGTGGATTCTTACGCACTGAGAAAACCAAACGAAACACAGAAGCAGACATTGGAATCGGACATGGCATTCACGGAATACAACGGAAGACTGATGGCGACGTTCTGCAACTTGCATCACAGTAGGAGAACGAATGCCAAAGAAGCCGCTATCGAGATGCAACGTCTCATAGAGGACACAGACAAGATAGGAGTTGATCAATTGGTCATGAAACAAATATTCAAGCAATTGCCTTACAACAATTTAAAACATGGAGAATGGATAAGACACCGTGATGTCAAGACACATGCGGATCTGCAGGAACACAACAACTGTCTGGTCTATCACGAGAAAGGTACCAGGGGCAAAGAGAAAGGATTGAAAATAGAATGGACAGATATAGGGTTATAGAACAATTCGCAAAACAAAACAATTGGACTCAAGGACTTGAACTGGGTGTATGGGTGGGAGTTACGACATTCCACATGATGAGGGAGACCAACGTAAAAATGTTCTGTGTTGACTCATGGGAGGAACAACCAGACAACCCAGAGTATGACTGGCAGTTCAACAAGAAACCCAGATGGAAGGACGGCAAGTTGACCGTGGAGGAGTTCACAAACGAGAACCAAGCATGGGATCACAACAAGAACGAGAAGCATTTCAGGGACAACGCCCAACAATGGGGAGACAGGATAACCATAATAAAGGGAAGATCACTTGCTGTCATAGACCAAATTCCAGACGACAGCATGGATTTCATATTCCATGACTCCGATCATTCCTATCCGTTTGTCAAGAACGAGATAGAAGCATACCTGCCCAAGTTGAAAAGTGGTGGATACTCAATGGGTGATGATTACAACTGGGGTACTGTTGAAAGATCAGTAAAAGAAGCCTTTGGAGAGAAACACAGGGTCACGGGCAAAGGTGTCTGGTACGCTGTAAAGGACTAGTCCTCTGATTTGACGCAACCGATTTCTATTGTTTCAAATGGAATGTTGTATCTTATGAAGCCGTCCATCATCTCATAGAATCTGTCTGAAGCGGCCTGTTCGCACGTGATCTGATCTGGGAAAACCTGT